GCGAATGGAATCCCCCGGGGGAATACCCGCGATGCTAGCACTGCAAGCAATATAGCCGGTCGCGCGGCGCCGAACAAGGCAACGGGGCCAATGAGTCAAAAAAAGCCCGAGCCCGCGAAGTACGTGTACCTCCCCATGCCGCAATGTCCGGCGTGCGGCTCACCGAAACTGCGATGCAATCGGTCGGAAGCGAATGGCGACGGCAGCCGAACCAAGTGGATCGTCTGCCGAACGTGCGACCATCGCTTCAAGATCGTCCTGGAGCTACTCCAGAATCTGGAACGCGGAAAAACGAGTGTCGCATAATGGTAGTCATGAACAATGACAACCCCGCCGAACCGCTGTGCTTGATAACCGCCGCGGCGTTGTCCGTTCAGCTTCAAGTGTCGCTGTCCAGGGTTCGGCAAGCCATCTGTGCGATTGGGGCGCGACCCCACTTGACACTTAATGGCATTGAGCACTACGACGAAACCCTTGTGTTGGAACGCTGCAAGCAATGGCTCAACGGGGAGGAACACAGCAAGTGAAAATCACCCTTGAAAACGTCGGGGGCAAAAGCCCGGTCCGCGTCCATCCGCTCGCGGATCATCAGGCCCGCGTCGAGGTGCTGTACACAGTCCGAACCGATTCAGGCGAAAAAGCTCCGCCGCGGGCATTAAGCAGCGGCGTGAACGAGCTGGTGCGCGAGCCGCTGCTGGCGCGTGCCAGGGAAAGTTTGTCGCAATCCGAAGCCTGCCGCGCCCTTGCACGTCTGCGATCCGAGCGGGCATCCGTCGCGCGAGACCTCGAGATTGCAAGCGCTGCGCTAGCGGAAAGCGAAGCGAAGCGCCGCCAACTCGTAGCCAAACTCGAAAGCGGTGTCGGCGCAAAGCTCGTTGCCCTCGACGCGAAGCTGAAGGATCAGCGTGCGGTCGAGCAAGGCAAGCGCAACGAGCTTGAGGCCATCGACCGGCTAATCGTCGAGACAAGACCCAAAGCTGAGCGCGAGTTGTGGCAGCTTGTCGGCCAGCACTTGCACGACATCCGCGCCGACCTCAAGCAACGCCGCGATCCGCTCTTGGCGGAGCTGCTGGCCGCCGTGCAAGAGATTCTTCCGCGCTTTGTGGCTTTGGAGCGTGGTATATCGGACTCGCTGAACTCGGGGCAGTTCGAGGGGATGGCCAAGAGCTTGGTGGACGAATTGACCATCGAGGAAGGGAAAACGGCATGAGCGAGCCGACACGCGATTGCACGGACGTTCGCGCCGCGATTCTCGGCACTCCGGCGTTCGCCCAGCTGGTCAATCTCCGTGCCCGTCGTGCGGCACTCGCGCGAGACCTCGACGCCATTGCCGCGCGATTAACCGAGATAGGCCGGCAGCGTCGCCGTCTTACGGCAAGCTGGCCCAAGGGTTTGGCGGAACGGCTGGCCGAATTCGACGCGGAAGCCAGGAAACAGGGCGAGGCCCGGCAAGCAAAGTTGGATGAACTGGCCGCGATTGACTGGAAACTGGCCGAAGTCCGGGCGGACGTGAAACGCGAGGTTGCAGGTCACGCCGATGGCCTGGACGCGAGCCAATTCGCCGCCCAGCTCGACGCCTTGCTGGACGAGACGCCGACCGAGGCGGCCGCCTCATCGGAATGAGAGCAGGTGAGAGCAGGTGAGTGCCCGTAGCAAATTATCGCGCAAGCAAGAAGCCTGCATTGCGGCCTTGCTGGTCCAGAAGACGCACGCGCTGGCCGCAGACCGCGCCGGCGTCAGCGAGGCTACTTTGCAGCGCTGGTTACTGCTGCCCGACTTCCAGACCGCCTACCGGGCCGCCCGGCGGCAGTTAGTCGAAAACGCCCTGGCGAAACTCCAGCGCGTCACCGATCAGGCCGTTGCGACCCTAGAAGAACTGCTGACATGCGGTCATCCGCCAACGCAGGCACGGGCCGCGATCGCGGTTCTCGAACACGCGGTGAAGGCGGGCGCGTTGGCGGAGGTATTCGATCGACTGGATTCTCTGGAGCTGGAGCTAAAGGGCCATGCCCGACCTGACCCAAGTACAACGCCGAATGAGCGCGGTGGAAGCGCTGCTGAAACAGCGATCGGGCCGGATGATGCAGCCGCATGAGCGACCTTCAGCAGCAAGCGCCCGCGCGTCGCTGCTGGCCTTCACGCGCTACACCTTCCCGACGTACCTCGCGGATCCGGCTCACGAGCTGCTGGCGGAGGTCCTCGACGCCGTGGTTGCGGGCACCGTCGCGCGGCTCATGATTTTCGCCCCGCCACAACATGGCAAATCGGAGCTGGCCAGCGTGCGACTACCAGCCTACTGGCTTGGCCGACGGCCGGAAGATCCGGTCATTCTCACGAGTTACGCCGCGAGCCTTGCTGATAGCAAGAGTCGGCAAGCGCGGCAAATCGTCGAGGGCCTCGACTTCGCGGAGCTGTTCGCCGGCATCACGACGCGGCGGGATTCGCGCGCGGTAGACCATTGGGAACTGGACGGCCGCCGCGGCGGCATGCTGGCCGCCGGCGTGGGCGGGGCGATCACGGGCCACGGTGGCTTACTCGGCATCATCGACGATCCGCTGGAGAATTGGGAGCAAGCCCAAAGCCAGACGATCCGCGAAAAATGCTGGGAGTGGTATCGCACGACCTTCCGCACCCGCATTTGGGAACACGGCGCGATCATCCTCATCATGACCCGCTGGCACGAAGACGACTTGGCGGGCCGGCTGTTGCGCGAACAGCGAGGGGAATGGTCCGTGTTGCGTTTACCCGCCGTGGCCGAAAGTCAACCCGAGCGTGATGCAAACAATACCAGGCTCGGTTTGCCGATCGCGCAGCCCGACCCGCTCCAGCGCCTGCCCGGCGATCCGCTTTGCCCGCGCCGGTTCAGCCGGGACGCCCTCGACCAGCTCCGCCGCGACATCGGCACACTCGCTTGGCACGGTCAATACCAGGGCGTGCCGATCGCCCCGGAGGGCAACCGATTCAAAAGGAATTGGTTTCCGCTGGTCGAGGCCGCGCCAGTGCGTGCGGAGCGCGTGAGATATTGGGATCGCGCGTCCACCGACGGCGCGGGCGACTACACGGCCGGCGTGCTCATGGCCAGGTCACAGGCGGGCCTGTACTTCGTCGAGGACGTGGTGCGCGGCCAATGGTCAAGCGGCATGCGGGATGACGTGATGCGAGCGACGGCCAAGCGTGATGCCGAAATGTATGACGGAGAAGTAACGCAGGTTGTCGAGCAGGAGCCGGGAAGTGCCGGCAAGGACAGTGCCCAAGCGGCCGTGCGGATGCTGGCCGGGCATGCGGTCTTTGCCGAGCGCGCGACCGGATCGAAAGAGGTTCGCGCCGAACCGTTTGCCGCCCAGGCCGAAGCCAGCAACGTGCGATTGGTCCGCGACCGCGACGGACGGCGCTGGAATGCGGCATACCTCGAAGAGATCACGGCGTTTCCGAACGGCTCGAACGATGACCAGGTGGACGGCTCATCAGGGGCCTTCAACCGGCTGGCCCGTAGCGCCGTCCAGGAATCGTCCTTTGAAAACTGGAGTGACATTTACTCCACGCCGCGGCCGCAAGTCGGCGGCGGAGTGCATGGCGGGAGGTGCGATTGAGTATCTCAACCAAGTCCCTCTCGCAGCGTGTGGTCGCGATACACGAAGCTGGTCACGCAGCCAATGCCATGCACAATGCGGTTCCCTTCCATCGCGTTGCTTTGGAGCGTGACGCAGACCGCCGGGTTATCCGTGGATTCCTCATCCTGAATGCCGATTCGATCCTGACTCGCCTGCGCCATCAGCCGCGCTTTTGGGGCGTGCGGCTGCTCGCCTGTGCGCTTGCTGGCCCGCTGTCCCAGCTTCGCATCACCGGCCGGCGCTGGGATGACGTGACGGCCCACGACTGGGAATACTGGCCCGACGACATGGCGGTTATCAAGCTGGTGTTCCGGGAGCTTTCCATTTACGAGCGGGCGCGGCAAGAACGAATGCTTGACCGAGAGCGCGAGCGCGTGGACGCATGGCTTGATTGGCGGCTCACTCAGCACCGAATCGAAGCGCTGGCGGAAGCGCTGCTTGAACGCGGCCGGCTGAACAGTACAGAGGCGAGAGACATCGAAGCCGCCCAAACGATCCGATTAAACCTGCGGAGTTAACCGATGCCTGCGACCTATGCCGGATTTCCTTTATTCGACTCCGTGACCGAGTGGAACAACCGTTTCCCCGGTCAACCCTACCCGCGGCAAGCGTTTCTCGCCAACGGCCTAATTTGCCCGGCTGGCCCGGCCCCAGCGCGCGGCTATCTCCTCATGCTGCGCGCCAACCTCAACAGCCTGAACGCCAACGTCCCCCAAACGCTCATCTTCGCCGACGGCAACGGCAACCAAATCACCTTCCAGAACCTTTACTTCATCAACGCTCGAAACATCACGCCAGGGACCGCGAACGACCCGGCAGCGGTCTACCTGTGCGAACTGGCCGACGCCCGGTGGTTGTGCGCGAATCCC